AAATGACCTCAAGCTTATGGGCGTAGACCGCGCGCTGCAACGTCTCGGGCTTTACGTCCTTGTGGATAAGGGCGGCGGCTTCTTCAAGCGAATAGCGGTCGTCGTCGGAAATCGGCATCAGCCCTTCTTCCCCGCGCGCACCCTGTCGAGGGCTGCTTGCCACGCGTGCCACGACATCGCTATTTCCCTCGCGTGCCCGTAATCTTGGTGAATAGCGCAAAATCTCTCGCACCATTCTTCAAATGCGCGCCGCTCTATCTCTCTCTGATCGACCTCAGCCATCGCTCGGCTCCCGCTCGATCTCCGCTAACTGTTTGCGAGCAAGTAACGTCTCGAATGCGCCGTAATCCTCGAATCCTTTGAGTTGCAACTCTGCGGCTCGAGCAGCCTTATCTCACTTGGCATCGGATGGATCCGGCTTGTCGAGAGCGGAGAGGGCTTCACGCAACCCGTGCCCGTGCCCGCTATCGCCCAGCCCAGCTCGTCTAAGCCAATCGCAAACGTCGCTGGCTATCGTGATTAGATGGTCTACCTTCCGCATCCGCTCCAATGTCTGGGATGGGGTGCGCTCTAATTGCGCTCTGAGGCGGTCGTACAATGGATTGCTAACGTGCATATCCATGGCTTCGAGCGTATCAATGGCATCCTCAATCGCCCCCTCTAGCTCGGCATTGCGGGCTTGCGCGGCTTCCAGAGCGGATTCCGATTTGATAAGCCTCGCTTGCTCTGCAAAGAACGAGGCGGCGAAATAATCCGCAGCGTGTTGAGCGGCTTCTAATTCTGAGCGGAGACAATCCGACAGCGCATATTTGCCAGCGCAATATCTGGGTGCGTCGTCAGGATGACAGGTGCAAGGCCGCTCCACCAGCGTATCCGGGTTATCGGGCATCACTTCGGCTCCGGGGATTGGGCGAGGGCGGCTTCCAGAACAGCGATAGTGTGACGGCGCTCTGGGGCAAGACGAATAGACGGGGCATGCAATCGAGCAATCTTTAGCGCCTCTCTGAGCCGCTTGATCTCCGCCTCTGCCGCCTCCGCGCGCGTGAGCGCCTTCACAGCGGTTTGGTTCGAGAGGCACACCGCCGCCTCGTCGGTTGCATGAATTTCTCGGAGCAGCTTGATCTCCGCCTCTCGCTCATACGCGAGGGTCATGGCGTCGTTCTTCGCGGCTTCCATGGCGGAGAGTTGAGAGGCGAGGGCAACTTGAGCGGCTTCCCATGTAGTGCGCCCGAGGTGTGCGCTATAGCTGCGATGATCATGCCGGGGGAATTTGCTATTCCACCACGTCTCGAAATCCGGTGCGGCTGGCGGCGTATTCCCGCTCGCTTCCGCCGCTCGGCCTATACCGGCAATGAATCGGTCTTTGGCGGCGTCAGTCATGTCTAATCCGGTTCTCCGCGTCTGCGGGCGTGAGGGTGATGGTTTTTAAAGCAGGACCGCAATCGATCGCCCTGACCTCGATATGATCCGCTCGGAAATACGCCTCATACGAATACCGGCGCGAGGGGTCGCAGAGCTTACGGATCGGGCGTAGGAATTCGTCGGCGAGGGAATAGGGGATGGCGATGCGGATGTTAGGCATTGATGGTCCGCCGTTTTCTCGTAAGTTCGGCACGTTCGCGGAGGCGGTTGGCCTTTGCGCGCGGCGCAGCTTCGCTCACCGTTTTCTCGCCATGATGCAAGCGGCAGAGCGTTTGTAGGTTGTCCAGATCATCCCTGCCGCCCATGCTCAGCGCGAGACGGTGATCGGCTTGCCACTTAGAATCGTAACGCCCGCATATGGCACAGACGCCCGAATCTCTTTCGGCGACTTTCTTGCGAAGAAGCTTGTTGCGGATCATGCGGCGATGTCGCGATTCCGGGCCAGCTCATCGGCAGTGATGCCAACGAGGCTGGCGGCATAATCCAAAACCGCCTCTTTCGACCGCTGGAACTCCTTCTTATCCATCGCCGAGCGCTTTTGGCTTTTCGCTGTCAGCACGGTCACGACGCAATCGTAGATGCTGACCACGGCATAGGTGTCGTTCTTCTCGATGAACGTCGCGAGCGCGATGGCTTCATTACGGTTTGCAGAGACGGCTTTGAACTCGTCCCGGAATCCGGTCTGGATCAGGCACCATTTGCGGAAGTGGTCGAACGTGGCGAAGTTCTTGCCAATATCCTCTGGCAGATTCTTGTAAGCCGCTGTCAGGGAGGCGTAGAAATGATTGTGTGTCTCGACCGATCGTTCCTCGTAGGGAGACAGGCGGTAGGTTTCCCCAACCACGTATTGGCGGTCGGCTCGGCGCGGATCGAGCGGCACCATCGTGTCGCCATCCCATCGGAAGATCAGCGGAAGCGGGGCGCTCATACCGCGACCAAGGGATTATGCTCAGGCGCCGGCAATACAATCTGTGCCGGGATTGCGCCGCGAGATACAAGCTTCTCGGTCAGGATATTCAAGTCATCAAGGAAGCGTTCGACCTCCTTACGTAGTTCATTGATATAGGCATCATCTCGGTGGATGCGCTTGACGAAAAGAGGAAGTCGTGGCCAGTACGATACGAAATCGCACCATTCGCGTTCGGCAACCCAAAGCTGGCCCTGCACCTGGGCTTGATGTTCGCTCGGGAGCTTATCGGCAAAGAATGCCTCAAGTTGCAGGTGCGGCAACTTGGTTTTGATCTCGACCAGGCCATTCTTGCTGACGACGCTATCGGGCGAGCAACCAACGTCCCCATTACGGATAAAGCCGATTTGCTCAGGGTCCATATCTTTCTGGAAGGCGTAGAGGCGACGGGCCTCGTCTTCCATGGCATGGCCGCGCTCCATGTGGCTGTTCGTGAAACTCTCGGCTTGCTCGCCTGTGAAGCGCTCGCCCAGGAGCTTGTAGAGGTAGGTCTTACGCATCTTGCCTTCGCCCTTGGCCAAGATCGACTTGAATTCGGAGGCTGTCGGGATGCCGAGCCGGCAGATGTGCCACTCGGGAGAGTTTTGTTCGCAATGGAAAATCTCGGCGCTCATTTTACATCCTTTTGCTCGGCCTTCTTGCGCTGCAAAGCGGCGAGCGCGTCGGGGAACCGCGCTACAGGAATCTCGTCCAACGTTGTGATTGGCGGGTCGGCCTTTGGGAAAACGAACGCGAGGAACTTCCGGGTATCTGCGTTCGTGTCCTTGATCAGTTCGATGAGCTGATCTTTCTGCTCGGCGGTGATCGCGCTGCGGTCGCCTTTGTCCCCGTCGTCGTCTTGGTCGGATGCCGCTAAGCCGGTGATGGCGAGGAGCGTGTACCGTTCCAGATATGTGACAGTTGAACCGATCGATTGGATGGCATTCTTGCTGCCGCTGGTATCGGCCCCAGCTTCAAGCGACACCTTCTCGCTATGGCCAAGCGAATGTGTCAGAACGCAGGTAACACGGATCTTGTTGTCCGCCTGCGCCGTCTCCCATCGCGCCGAAAGCCCATGCTTGCTGAGCGCCGATCCAATGACCGCAGCGACTTGATCGAGCTTCGCATAGGTGTAGGCGGTTTTGCCTTGTCCGAAGCTCGCCGCGTTTTTCTTCACGATGCTCGGCGGGTTCTCTTTGAATGCGCTAAGCGCCGAAACGAACGCCTTCCGCGCCTCGCCAGACTCCCATCGCTCTTGGAGCGTCAACAGGCGCTCCATCATCTCGATGCTCGCGCCTTTCTCCACGGCAAGCTGGAGCATCTGCATCGGGGTGACGGCAGGCACCGGAACGTGTTGGGTGTCCGTTTCGATATGCTGGATTAGTTCTGCCTGTGCCATGTTACCTCCTTATTCGGCCGCTTCGGCCTTGTTGCTCGGCGCGCGTTTCAGAAATGCCGGCGTTTCCGGGAAGTCGTCAGATGCACCCGCGCCGTGATTGCGGCGGTAACGACGGATGGCCGCCGAATCCACGCAAAGTTCAGCAGCTACAGCTCTTGATGGTCTAGCGTCGTCAAGTATCATGACCCTCTCAGACATGGTAAGCGTTCTGAACTTTCTAAGTTCGCAAACGATCTTCTCGATTCTCGGCTGGCCGGCGCGCCTAGCGTTATGGGCCTTCATACAAATTCGGCACACGCGATACCCGTGCTTGTTATGGTATCCATAGATCTCGTAGAGATGACCTTTCGAGCAGTGGGTTTTGTTTTTTAGGGCGTGGCGACCACGCGCGACCATCTGCGCCATGTTGGTAAGATGGTCGCCCAACTCCAGATGGTCGGGGTTGATGCAAAGGCGCACGTCGCACTTGTGCAAGACGAACATTCCATCAGGGATCGGCCCCTTGAAGCATTTATATGATTCCCGATGAGCTTTAGTTGTAACCGTGCGACCATCTGACCTTTTCTTGAAGGTCGAACCGTATCCGTTTCGAGCAAGAGCCCCCAGCCAAAGCCAGCATCCTGAATTCGGTTCAGGAATTGAGTTCTTGAGGAGTCTTTCCTGCACAGAGAGAGCAGTTTGTCTGTAGGCCACGATTTACTCCGCCGCCGCTTTCGGTTCGCGCCGGTCAAGGAATTTAGGAATATCGGCGATCTTGGCGGGCGCTTCGGCCGATCCGGTTTCCGACATGACCATGACGGAACGTACCGCGCCTCCGCTTTCGGGGGCCGAATCTGACGGCGAGCCTTGTTCCTTTCTGATAGCGTCGGATTCTGGTTGAGCGGAGGCGCGGGATTGCTGGCGGCGCTTGTGCAATAGATTGAGCGCGCCCGAGATTGTTCGATCTTTGAAGTCGTGGCCGCTGCTGCGAAGCTCGGCAGCGATATCTTCGGGGGCAAAGCGCATGTGCGTGTTGATGCCGAGAGCCGCAATAGCATCGGCGCAAAGATCACGCGGCTCCTTCGGCTTCGTCTCTTGTGCGGGAGAGGGTTGCGCTGCCATGTCATGCTGCGGAGTCACAAGCATGAGGGCGCGATGCAATCCGCGCGCCTCTGCAATAGCGAGGGCTTCTTCCCGAGCGGCATCGCGTAAGGTGATTTCGATTTCTTCGCGAACAAGGGTTTTATCAGCGACAACCCGGTCTGCGGCGTCGCACGCGATCATCAATTTGTCGAGCGTAAATTCGGGCATCGGTTAAGCATCCAACATGATGTGAACGTGTCCGGCGCGGCCTTCGCATTTCACACGTTCTGGTGCGCCGCCGAGCATCGGGTCTCCTTCACGGCGTATTTGCCAACCGGCAGATGTGCCGCACGGATATTTGCGTTCGGCAAAATCTCGGGCCTGTTCATCGGTCCAATCGTCTGGGACGCAAACCTGCAGATCGAATGCGCCGTGATGCGTTACTTCTGCGCTCATCACGCCCACCACGGCCATAAACCGAATAGCGCTCCGTAGGCAAACCCCAAGAGGGCAGTTCCGGCAGCGCAGGAAACGAGAATCCACGCCGTCTCTGTGGGGCTAACCCATTCCTCTGAGATCACCCCAGGCTCGCCTGAGAGAGGGCCATAGCCTACTTGCGGCGGCAGTTCGTATTCCGTATCGGGAAGGGAGGGGGTGAAGGGGAGATCGGATAAAATGTGGAGGGTCATCGCAAACCGCCTTCGCCATGCGTCGCCGCGCTGACGTGAAGCCGCAGCAGTTTCGGATCGAGCGGCGGGAAGTTCTTGAACAGTGTCGATTTCTGTCGCCGGCCGAAGATGCGGTAAAGCCATGCCATGTGCTTGCTCCTACGGTGTTCCATCGGGATGCGGCGGATGTCTCCACCCCTGCGTGTGAGCCACTTCGTGCTGCAATAGGCCGGCAAGATCGCCATCGCCCCATTGCGGGGGTCGGGTGATGATTTCAGTTCCGCGAGCGCAACCGGTTTCTTGTGAGTCGGGAGGAAGATCGCAGGCGGCGGCGACTTGATCCGGCGCAACCATCTTCC